CGACTCGATGAGGCTTTTGAGTCGGGCAAGGTGGCTTGCATCTACGCCAACCAACTTGCCGAGATCCTGCTCTCGATCGCCGAAGAGCTAGATCCACCGTTCCCCAACCGCGACCAATCCACCAAGACCACGGAGCACTAGCATGCACATCGGACAGATCCATCTGGTGACCGATCTTACCGACGGCCAGCGGGTTTTCCCCGATGACGACCATTCGTACCAAATCCAATCCGAAGACGACCCGTCGCTTGATACCACGGTTGAGTATGTCGAACGCCGAGGGGATCGATTGATCGCCCGAGGGCTTAACGGCCAGGACTATGCGGTCTCCGGTTTGGGCAGGTACGAGCTCAAGACGATTCGGAATTGGCTCCGGCGCTAACCCGGGTCGATTTGGCGACTGCGCCCCACGTTTGCGACGTGTGGGCGTTTTCTCGTTGGATGGCCTAGTTACCCCAAGATCCAAAGCGACGCAACCGGTGCCAAACTGTGGCGTTTGTGGGGCTCGAAAACATTCTCCGAGAATCCAAAACATTACTTTCCACATCGGCTTGATGTTCTGCCCAACGCATGGGAAATGTGTTGTAACGCCAAACGAAAACCCCAACGCAAACACGGAGAAACGACGATGAACGACACCGTCACACACCCAACGGTCGCAGCGATCCAGGAACAACTCAATCGCCTCGAGTGGATGATTCCGGACGCCAAGAAACGAATCGCAAAGGCCGCCGAACAAATGCTCTGGCGAGCCCAACGAGCAGTAGAGGATGCAACCGCAATGCTCAACGACCAACCCTGCTGCTTGAGTTGGACGGACTTCGCCGATGGCGACCTCCGCGAAGCCAAAGAAGCCAAGGCGGAACTCAACAAGCTCTACGAACAACAAAAGATGCTCCAGTACCTGATCAAGAAACAATAAACGCAACACCCCACCACAAGGAACCTTCCGATGACCACCGCAGAAAAACAAGCCAACGAAAAAATCCTTCGCGACGCCTTCCGCACGATGGACCCACACCAAGCCCAAGAGATCCGCGAGTCCTACTACAAAGCGATCGAAGGGATCCACGCCTTGGCCGAGCTCCTTGAGATCGCCGACGCACAGCAACCACAGACCGCCGGCCCGCTTCTTACCGAACACCTCCTGGCCTGCGAAGCGATCTACGCGATGAAGAAAAGCCTGCTCGGTAAGGTTCTCTAAACGAAAGGAATCGCAATCATGATCGATGCACCCAAAGTCGGAGATCGAATCCGACTGATCCACATGCCCGAGGATCCTGATCCGGTTCCTTCCGGATCGCTCGGCACCGTTCGCGCGATCCACCCGCACCATCGCTGGACGCAGGTTGAGGTCGATTGGGACAACGGTCGGCGATTGATGCTCACGTTGCCCGACGACCTCATCGAGATCCTTAGTTCCGACGTAACCTAATCCGAGAGAGGTACAACCATGTCCACACGAGCAACGATTGCTTGTGCTAACGAGGATGGGACATTCCAGGCAACGTACCTGCACTACGATGGTTATCCAGAATTCGCAGGCGTGATTCTTAATCAACGTTTCAACTCCATCGAAAAAGTTTCGGCACTCTTGGCAGGTGGTGACCTTCGCAGCTTGACCTCCGAAGCCGGTGGTCCGGAGTACTTGGCTCGCGCTCGGCCCCCAAAGCATGTCTGCGACACCCGATCTCTGCTGGAGTTCGCATGCAACTGCGATGCGAACTACCTGTATGTTTTCCAAAACCAAACGTGGCAGTGCCAGAAGCTGTAACGCTACTTAGCGTCTGCCGCACGCATCGGAATCGGCGAGGTTCCGGTTCTCTCGAGGACAGCCGGCTTGCCAGTGAACCGTTGGTACCGATCGACGATGACGTCGCTGTAAAGCGGGTCAAGCTCCATGAGGTATGCATGCCGACCGGTCTGCTGGGCAGCGATCAAGGTCGATCCGCTACCACCAAACAGATCCAGCACGTTCTCTCCTGGTCGCGACGAGTACTGCATCGCGCGGACCGCCAGTTCGACAGGCTTCTCGGTCAGATGGACCATCGACTGCGGGTTGACTTTCTTGATCTGCCATAGATCCGTGGCGTTGTTGGGCCCTAGGTACACGTGCGCAGCCCCTTCAAGCCATCCATAAAAGCAATTATGGGTGACAAGCCCGTCGGCAATGTAGTGCTCGTGCGTATCGACCCCCAACGAGACAACCTCACCAGAGTAGTCCTGGACATCAACGGCACGAATTGGAGTCCACTCCACATTTTGACCTCGCTTTGGAGTTGGAACCTCCATGCTGCCAGGGAGCAGATTGCACGAACGTACTTGGATCGACTGCCGCGCTCCAAACTTTGCCCTGGTATCGTTTGATTCGACAAACGGATACTTTCGGTTTCGATTGAAGTGTGCAAGTGCGTTGCAAGCAGCCGCTTCTTGGGCATCTGCATCGAGTTGACCGTAAAAGTCCCTGATGTGATCACTTTGCCTGTGCGACGAGCTTCGGTTCGTGACCCAGCATGTCTGCGGAATCCCAAACTGAATCGACACCAGCTGTTCTTGCATCCGAGCCTCCGCTGCCGAATCATGCAGCGAGAGAATCCAAGCCTCATCTCCAAGCTCATGAAGCAATCGTCCCTTTACACCAAAGCCCCAGGTGGTTCGCATCTTGGTCATACCAACGCGCCACCAAGTGCCACGACGCATAAGATACACGCACCATCGCGATGCGTAATCTTGGGTCATGCGTACCGTCCAGATGTGACCATCGGTCCCCCAGGATTGCTTCGACGGGGTTGCTACCCCATAGAGCTTTCCTCCGTAAGGCCGCCTGCCGACTTTGACTCGGTAGCCATCTCGCAAGCCCACGATTGCTGAGCTGTGCGAATAATAACTAACCACGCGATCGTCGTCACGCATTTGGCCAAGCGTACTTGTTCCCCCTGCGGTTTGCACCATCGTATCTGGTGGTTGGCACCATTCATGGGCTCCCATGAAGTCCTTGCGGGTAAGCACCGGGTGCATCTTGTCCCAGATGATTGCTTGGCTGAAATACAAACCATGCTTCTTGAGGAACGGTGGGTAGTTGCCGCAGTTGGCATACCCACCCCAGATGTAGAAACCACGACCTGGGTCGAGCACCCGAGCGATGTTTCCAAACCATGCATCGAGCAATCGATCGAACTCTTGATCGCTCACAAAGTCGTTTGCCAAGGGACGATCCTTGGCTCGGAGTTTTTTGTGCGTCGCAGGATGCTTTGGCTTACCGGTCTCGTGGTCGACACCAAAGGAGGCTGCGTTCCCTTGGCCCCCTTTGAGCTTTTGTGAAGCGTTATCGTTCGAGAACGATGACAACCCCGCTGCGATCGCGTTGTTCGATCGCGGTTCCACCTTCACGTTGTAGGGCGGATCCGTGTTGACCAATTGGATGGTTTTACCACCCAAGAGTCGATCCAGGTCCTCGGGTTTCGATGAGTCCCCGCAGAGCAACCTATGATCACCCAAGATCCAAAGATCTCCAGGTTGGGTTACCGCAGCATCCGGTGGTGCCGGCACATCATCGGGATCCGTGAGTCCTTCGTTTACGTCCCCGCTCATGAGCTTTAGAAGCTCATCGGAATCAAAACCCAGGAGCGATAGATCAAATCCTGCTGTTTGAAGTTCACCAAGTTCGATCGGCAAGAGATCGAAATTCCAATCGGCCAATTCCGAACTCTTGTTGTCGGCGATCCGGTAGGCCTTGATCTGCTCGGGGGTAAGATCCGTGGCCACATGGATCGGTACCTTCTCAAGGCCAAGCTTCTGCGCGGCTTTGAATCGGGTATGTCCGCAAATGATCACCCCATCGGTATCCACAACGATCGGTTGTCGGAACCCGAACTCCTTGATGCTACTTGCGACAGCATCGACCGCATCATCGTTGATGCGGGGGTTGTTCGGGTATGGTTTGATTTCCGCTATCGGTCTAATGTCAATTTTCATTTTTATTTCCTAGGCATGCGTTTGATGTGAAATTCCAAGACACCACAATTGGCATCTGGCTTCCGTAGTGGTCCAACCCAGGCTCCAAAGGGACCGTTCCAACCCCCTGGCAATCTGGATCACGTCGATTCCGAAAAATCGTTTTCGCTTTGCTTTTCGTTGCTAAAGGTCCTCCTGATTTCAAATTCGGACTAGGAAATAAAACTCTGTCTAAGTTGCCGACCCTTCCCACGCCCCTCCGGAGAGGGGTTTTTGCCGGAAGTACCTATTGGGTCTGCCAGTTTGGCAGTCTTTTAAATCGCCACCGATGGCCCTGTTACGCGACCTTTCGCTAAATGCGCACATTGCACGAATGTGGTGCTCTGAACGCGTCAGGCGCAAACTTAGGCGGTTGTGCGCGAAGCCTGTAAGCAAGCGTGCGGTAGCGTGTGATGAATGGGTTCGAAAGAGAATCACTGAAACAGATCCGTGATCTGAGACATTCAAATCAGCTGCCGACTCGAAAAAGCCTATGTAACGCTTGGCGTCGTTTTTCAGTGGTCGATACGCCCTCGTTGAGCGTCGATTTGGGATCATATTTTTGAGGCCATCACCACCCATGAAATTCAGTCCGACGACGAGCGATAAAATCGCCTCGTGCGCCAGGTTGCGCTGGGTACTTTTATTGATTCCCATGCGCGTACGCGCATGGAAGATAATGAAGTGACCTAGCGCAACCTGGCGCAACGTGCAAATTTCCAGGGTTTTCGACAGTCTTTTGTGTTGCTTCGAATCAGTCATTTTGATCACTTTTTGAGAAAGAAATGCCCTCGAAAACCTGCTTGTTTCGGAACCGTCCAAAGTTGCGTTTTGAGTGCGCAAAACGGGTCTGCATTTGCTTCGAAAATCGGACCTGGCTCAGCTCGCCTCCCCAGGTTCGATAAGCATCAAAAAGCTCCGAAGAGGCGACCACAAGTTCCGGTGAAACCTCACAGCAGTCGGCAATGAAGCGACCTAGCTCATCCGAACTTCCCCGATACGATCTTGTCTCGCTAATGACCGATTGAGGCTCAATAAAGCCGTTCTTGCGCCAGTCTTTAAACCCTTCTAGTAGCCAATTAAGGATTCCAGGACCTTCTTCGCTAATGAGCAATTTGTGATAGTCAGGGATAGGTTTTGTTACCGTCCGGAGGTCTACTCTAAAGGGGATAAGCTTGATGCGACGCCAGATGCCCTCATCAGTGCCATTGATTTGTGGCAGATGGTTCGTGCTTAGCCAAAACTTGTGCGTGCGTCGAAAGCTCCAATAATCCTCTCGCATCCGTCTTGCTGTGATCTGCTCGTCGCCTGTTAATTCCTTGACCCGAGCTTCCCGGAGCTTTGAGCCTTCATCGGGCTCGCTGATGGCAACCAAACGCCGCTGGTAGAGCGATGCGATGATCGTGTCATGCTCGTTGGTCGTGCCAAGCAGCAACTTGCTAGGTGCCAGCATGGCATAGTCACCAAGCAATTCGACGATTGCATTCCAGAGCGTTGACTTGCCGTTGGCACCCGAGCCATAGCAGATTGGAAGAATATGCTCGCCGACATCCCCCGAGCACGAATAACCCAGCAGGGCTTGGATGTATCGCTTGGCTTCATCGTCGCTTCCGAAAATCAGATCGATGAATGCTCGCCACTTTGGACATGACGCATTGGGATCGTATGCGACGTTGGCGATTTGCGTAATGGAATCCGTCTGACGATGATCGCGAAACTCCGATGTGGATAAATCAAGTGTGCCGTTTTGCAGATTCAGGAAATAGGAGTTTTGATTCAATAGCTCGTGATCGATCGTCGTCCTACCATCGCACCGTGCTAGCGATACGACGTTCTCGATCGTGGTCTTGCGATTGGCTCGTCGGCAGAAATCCGCCCATTTCTCTTGCTGGTCCTCGTTTTGGATGACTCGCATCCTGTCCCAGTAATTGCGAACCAATCTGCGTGCCAATCGAGTCGTTCGACTTTGATCGATATCGATCTTCCAACGCTTTGAGTCCCAGGCGAGCCATTTCTTCCAAGATGGCACATATCGCAATATGGTTTGATTGCCGTCGATGAACTCCACGGCCATAGCGTTTTCAGTCTGATCGCTTCTGAAATCCCAATCGATGTCCGTGTTTGGGAAACCGATTTTTGGGGGGATCTGGCTTGGTGGCTTGGGGGCAACAGAGCGTTTTTTCGTCGGATCGTACTGCTTGGTGACCTTCTTTAACGCATTGGCGATCGTCCGCTGTCCATAGGTTTCGTTGCCGTGTTTTTGATCCCATTTCTCACGCATCAACTGTGAACGTCGGAAGATCCGATCGATCTGAGCAGCATCTTTGGTGTAGTAAGCGAGGGTAAAGACCACCGATGAGTCCGCCTCACTGGCCGAATTGAAATGCGAGTTCCAATCGCCATTCCACAGCGATTGAAACTTTGCGCCCGAGGAGCGACGCCGGGACGCCAGATTGATGATCTGATCGTCACTGAGAGAAACCGAACCACTATCGCTTGGCTGGGGGCCTCGACTAGTCGATGGAGTCCCGTTACCGCCTGGTTCATCGTTGCCAAACACCTGTGCATAAACAGCATCGAGGGATTCTTGCCGAATATTCACCTCGTCGGGAACACTGACGATTCGATTCCCTGTGACAGTGAAAAACCGATCGCGATCATAGATCTCGACTTCACCGTCGTGATACGCCTTGCGGCAGCGGGATCCGGGCTTACTGGCTCTGATGAATACTTTTAAGCCCAAGCCTGAAGGACTGATCTCGGTGTAACTGTCGAGTCGATCGACGATCTGCTGTGCCCACGGCTTAAGCTCTCTGGTGGCTTCGTCGATGGAATCATCCAGGTCCACACCGCAGTACGGATCATCGGCTGAAAAGACAAAGCCAACACCGGCAAGAGACTTGTTACGCTCGCAGGCTTGCATCGCCTGTGAGAATGTCCCCCAGGTCGATGAGTCAGTCGAAGAGGCAAGCAACCCAGTGTGTGGATTAATCGGTGCTTTGGTCGGCTTGCCGTCTCGCTCGACATACTTCCAAGCGACCCACTGATGGCAATCACGGATGCTCGCTGGACAATTTCGTTCAATAGCCTCACTCAAAGTGACACCTCCGTGGCTTGAGCAGTCTCTTTGGCCCAGCGATCAAGGAAAGTTCGGCGCTGACTAACACTGTTCTTTTTCACAGCGTTTGAAAGTCCCCAACGATCACCGACCAAGATGCAGTACTTCGACGCGCGAGTCACCGCGGTGTAGAGCCAATTCCGATCGGCGAAGAAATGCGATTTGTGGCAAAGTACGACCACGCATGGAAACTCGCTCCCCTGGGCCTTATGCGCAGTCAGTGCGTAGGCAAGCTGGACGTTAAGAATCTGGTCATCCTGGACTAGCTTGCGACCGTGCCCATCGAAATCGACGACGTACCTCGTCCCTGCTTCAGTGTCGATTTCAGAGATAATTCCGAGTGTGCCATTCATAACCCCCATGCAGTAATCATTGGCCGTCTGGATGACTTTGTCTCCGACTGCAAACTTGCGATTGACTTCACCGTGGAGCAGGTACTGCATCATTCCATTGATGGCCTTGGTACCGAGAGGTCCAATATGCGTCGGCGTGATGATTTGAACATCAATGACAGGGTCTAGACCAAGCCGATCCGGAATTCGATTGAGCACCAAATCGCGCAGGTAAACCTGGATCTGCACCGGGTCACTGAGGGAATCGATTACGCTCCAGCCCGGATCGCCCAGGGCCGTTGGCATCACACGCTGTGATAGAATCGCCATGCTGTTGGTTTTGAGAACACCAGCTTGGCGCATGACCTCATCCAAAATGAACGTCGGAACAAGCTCATGTTTGATGCAGTCTCGAAGGACATTACCAGCGCCCACAGGGGGCAATTGATTATGATCACCGACTAGAATAAGTCTGGTGGAGTCTAAGTCGATGCGTCGAAGCAATTCAGCCATCAAGGGGACATCAACCATCGAGACTTCATCTACGATGACTACATCGAAAGCGTCGTTTGCTGTATCGCCAGCCCCTGGGTTGCTTGGTATCGAGAGGCTCTTTCTTTGAAACTCATGGCCGTTGTACTCAAGCAACCGGTGGATTGTCTTTGCTTCAAGCGATAGCCCTTGGGATCGCAGCGACTCCTCGATACGCTTGGAGGCCTTCCCGGTGGGTGAGCAAAGTGCGACCTTTAGTTCGGCTGACTCGAAGGTTTTAGCGATGCGAGCCAGTGTGTGGGTCTTACCGGTACCAGCCCCCCCGGAAATCACAATGATCGAATGATGCAATGCAGCCTCGTAGGCAGCTAGCTGTGCGCGTTTGAGACCTTCGCCGTGCGATGGTCTGATCCCCAGCGGACGAGTCACGTTGCCGTAATTCTGAAAACACTGGTGGATGAACCACTCGGATTCCGCGTAATAGGCCAGAGCGACAGCATCCTCGTTGAGGATTAGCTTCCCTTGCTCGATGGTTCGATCGAGAGCAACCTCGATGGTTGACTGGCAGTCAAGCGAATCCAGGAGCAGCAACTCAGTTGCCTTGTGTACCAGCTCGTCGCGAGATATCCATGTGTGACCGGAGTTGACCTCATCGAATACCAAGTAGCACAAAGCGGCTTCGAGCCTTCCTGGATGTTCTTTTGGAACCCCCATGGATCTTGCTATCTTGTCGACTCGCTTAAATCCGTAGCCTTTGACGTACTGAATGATCAAATACGGATTGGCTCGAAGCACACCAACGACCGAGGAGCCAAACTCCTCGATCAAGGCTTCCATTTGAAGATGGGAGAGCCCAAAGCTTGCTAAGTAGGAACGGACCTCATTTTGTGCGCTGTTGGCGATCCATGCTTCCCGCAATGAATGCAATGTCTGCTTAGGGATCCGCAGTGCACGATTGAGTTCTTGAACATCCTGACGAATCACGCGATCAAGGTGCTCGGCGCTGCTGACGTACTGGACAATCTTGCGGGCTGTGGATTCCCCGATCCCAACGAACGCAGGATGTTTTGCTAGGTATTGCACTAACCCTTCAGGGGTTTCGGGCAAATCGTAAGTCACGCTTTTGGCGTCGAACTGGTCACCATACTTTGGGTCGCTTTTCCACTGCCCTGTGAGTGTGACCGAGTCACCTTCACTGACGCAAAATGGTCCACGGAAGCGAACACGGACGCCATCTTGGCCGACCAGTGCACCGGCGCAGAATTTGGCGCTAGTGAAGTACACTCGATCGACCGAACCAGAGATTTGCTTAATCATTTCCAAGCCCCCCTCCGCTAGAGATCTCGCGAATGTATGATCGCAAGAACGTGTCAGTAAACCTAACTGCGGCAGGTCTGGATCCGCACCAGAACACCGGCACCTTGTATTTGATGCCGATGTAGGTTGCCGCCCCAAGAAGCGAATGTGGAGAAACCGCTCTGAGTGAATCGGTGTGCTTATTGCAGAGCACAGCATTCAGATCCGCTTCAACCACGACGCATGCTGCGTTCATGGCTGAGAGCTTTTCAAGCTCCCGAGAAAAGCGATCGTAATTGTGAATCACAGTACCAACGAAGTCAGCGAGGCTTTTGCGCTCGACTGCGACTTGATGCTCAAAGCCGTGCACAGAGTAATCGCCAGCATCAAGCTTGGCTTTTAGAACTTCACATGCAAACGTGTAAGGCTCTTTTTCCCTTGAGTCGATCACTATTCGGAAATCCATGTTTTCCTTTTTGAAAATCTCGGAGTAAAGAGAAAGAAAAAGCCGAGACAGGCTCGGGGAGTCTGGACTAGGAAACGCGATAGGTACCCGGCAAAAGAACCACATCGCGAAGGACTGTTTCCCTGTCACGCCATCCTGTCTCGGCCGCAGACCGGCGCTAAAATCAAATAGTGCCGGTCAAACAAACAACCATCTAAAACGGAAGGTTCTTATCTGCTAACGAGTTACTCGAAGCGCGAGCGATATTAAGCCGACGGTTGAGATACACGTTCGTGTAGTCGCCTCGAGTCCGTTTGGTAATCTCAAGCGTCACGTCGAGTAACTCCTCGAGTCGCCCCGAGAGTTCACTGAACTTGGCAAGCTCCAAGCCGAGCGTCTTTAGATCAGCTTTGACATACGGAAGAGATGCCTGGGTAATGACCGAGTTCTTGAAGATATGCCGACCTGCCTGTGAGCCAGAGATAATCTCCAGATCGAATTTGATCATCGGATCCCCTTTTTGGCTGGACTCAAGCTTCGCCGTCTGGATCTTCACCTGGTACTTGCCGTCAGGCACCTCCTCGTAACTAGGTGCCTCCGCAGACTCGAACTCATCATCGAATGATGTGAGGTCTACCTGCGAGTTTGGTTCGAATGAATCATGACCATTCATAGCTATTTAGCCTTTGCTGAAGGAGTGCTTGCCGGCGCGGGACTCTTCGCTGCGCTGCTGGTGCCGGTTTCCGAGCTGCGAGCGGGAGAATTGAAGGCTTTGACGAACTGCTCGTAATCAAGAGGTAGCAATTCAGGCAGACGGCCAGTGCGATCACCGGCCTCGTAGGTTGGATGGGGCTTGGTGCGCAACACCCGTTCGACCGTAACGTTGCCCGCAGCATCCTTTTTGGCGACCGAGTCACCGAACAAAATGATGTCCACGAGTCCCAATACGACATTGCGTGCGCGATCCGGGAGGCTTGGAGTGGTCTTCGTGTACTCCCCAGTTCGCGTTTCGATCGTTTTGTCGATCGCATGCGAAATAAGGATCAAGCCATACGGTAAGCTGGCTAATCGAGTAAGCACACGATGCCATTCGTTCTTGACCAGAGCCCATCCCTTACCGTGGCCCATGTCCCCTTCGTACTCGATACCATGCTTGGCACAGACGTAGTCGGAGCACATCTTGAATGCGTTGTCGACCGTATCGATCACAATCGTTTTGAAATTGTGGTCGCCCTTGGCAACTAGCTTGCAAGCCTCGAGGAACGCCTCCCAAGAGTAGGTCGGTACTTTGAAGACCTCCAAATGGTTCAGACCAGGCTCGCACTCGAAAAAGAGTGCCCCTGGTGCCTTACTCGCAAAAGTGCTTTTTCCAAGTTTGGGATTTGCGTAGAGTAAGATGGATTGTTTTCCAAGCTCGGTCACAGGCTTGGAAGCTTCGGTCGGTAAAACGATGGTCATCGCAAATCAGTCCTTTCAAAAAACGGGTGAGTCAGAATCGATCGAGGTGAGCTCTTCATGCGGTGGAGTGATCTCATAGAGGTTCTCCGCAACGTTGGGATTGAAGCCAGATTGGCAGTACGAGAGGTACTCGCAGGGACGCTGGTACGAGAAGCAGCTCGATGTGTTCAGCAGCCATTTGCCACGTCGTCGTGCATCGAGGTACTGCTGGGTGATCTCCCAGACCTCATCTTGGAGCATGGCCAGCCGCTCTTCAGAGAGATAAATGAACTCCCGATGGAACGATTCTGGTTTTGAGTACCATGCCGCCAGTCGCCCCTGAAACTCCTCGTTGGTTTCAGGCATCTGGCGTTTGGCCGTCGACTTGCCGCTCTTGTTCTTGGCGGCTAGTTCCGCGTGGCGAGCTTCGTACTCTTGCTCCGTTTCACCTGGGCTTTGCTTGAGACGGCTCTTTAGGAGCACGTTGTAAATGATGCCGACGATGGGATAGCCGAGCTCGCGGAGGTAAAACGAGTACAGTGCGATCTGCGTATCAGTCCACAATTTGTCCAGGTAATTGCCATCGATCGACGCAGCGGTCTTGTGCTCGAGCAAATACATCCCATCATGTAACTGGACGATCGCATCGGCTTTGCCAGCCATCACAAAGGTTTGGCTACAGCGGCCAGTGTCTGGATTCCGAATCTGTCCGGTGAAGGTTTTCTCAACCTCGATGATCGTAAAGTCCTCGGTTGGGTAGCGCGAGGCGTACCCTGCGAACATGGCTCGTGCCAAATGCCAGTTGGCCATTTGGTTCTCGTCCGTGGCTCGCTCCGGGAAGCTTCTGTCGATGAAATCAAGGGCCTTCCACAAGCGATTTGTATCGTTGACGGTTCGATACCAAAGCTCGATTGCGCCGTGAATCACGCTGCCAAACGACAGCGATTCGACCTTCATCCGTGGACGCAGGTTATCGATGTAACGATGTTTGTACTTACGAGGACAATTGCGAAACGTATTGAGCGCTGAGTAGGTCAGCACGTTTTTGTCGCTGGTCTCTGAAGGAAGAGTTGCTTGGGACATAAGATTGCCGTAGTCAAAAAGAGAGGGGGGTGAATCAGTTTCGTCACCGATTAAAAGTTCATTCGATAAGAGTCGTTCCTATCGAGAAGGTTGCCGTTGAGGCGTTTCGCGCCTCGTTCGCGAGCGATCAAAGATTCACTCAGCTTCATGGATGCATTGGTTTGCGAGCATGGTTTACAGATCCGATTGGCAGCGCTCTTGGATTGAAACATCTTGTCGCACTTGAGGCACCTTCGTTCTCCAGGCTCATGGGGGACCAGTCGCGTTGACATCTTCAGCGGATCTTTCAGCAAGAATTTCATGGGTTGTTTATCGCTAAGAAAAATGCTCTCGGTATCTGTTGAAATACCCGACTCATTGGTTGACTGACGGTTACTCATCGAGATATCTGTCAAATCCTGCTTCCTCAAAAAGCGATTGGATTTTTCTCATCCACTCGTTGACCGTGGTTCGAGGAACACCCAAGTCGCGTGAAATCTCGGAGATCGTTTGGGTCTGCCTTCGACGGAGAAGATCTTGGAACCTCTCGGGTAAGGTCTTCATGAAAGCGGCTAGATCAAGACGAAGGTCGTTAAGATCCTCTTCACTAAGTCGACGCTCGCGACCTAGTCGTCGATCTTGGTCCTTGTCGTGTAGAACCTGGGACATTTCCACATGGGAATCTTCCTCGGATCTGACGGTCTTACTTAGGCTCACACGTCCTCGAGTCGCACGTTTTGCGACGTTGCGATCACGAACAACATTGCCTAAGTGACGCTGAACGACCGTGACGATAAACGGACGAATGTGACCGACCGCAGGATCAAAACTTTCCAAACTCTTAGTGACCTGGGTGTAGGCTTCTTGGACTAGATCGTCTCGATCATCGTTTGTAAGATTGGAGGTCGCGATCACCTTTCTGACCTGACGAAGAATTACTCGCCGAACGAATTTGTCGTCACCCAGGTTTGACTGTGTTGTTTCCTCTGCCATTTGTTGATTCCTCTCGATTCCCCACAGGAACAGGTCTGAGATTTCAGGCCTGTGGGGATCGACCGCTTGTTTGCGGTGCTTTGTGTTGATGTGAGTAAGACCCGTCGCCTATGACTGGCGAAAATTCCCAAAACAGCCTTGGGAAAAGAGATAATTCACGGGTGCATTCACGAGAAACCCAGCAAAAGCCAGTGGGTTAGTTCGCGGAAATTTGCTAAATTCCCTAGAGAGGGTTTTGGGAAATTCCCATATTTCCCAATTCGACCTATTTGGACAGCCAAACGAAGACTTGGGGTTTCTGGGCCAACACGAAAAAAGAGGACCGTGGGATTCAGGGTCGGTTATAAGTACAAGAAGTTTACGGCCTAGGTTTTGCATTGCTTCCAATCGTTGACGGACCGTTTCAGCGTTTGGGATGCAGTCTAGCGTACTTCCCCTCCGCTCTTTGTTTGTAGCCAGGTTTGGCCCTCATTTTGTTAGAGTGGCCAAATAATCGCACAGCGGATTGCCTGCGTAAGGTCCGAAAATGGAACAATTTAGGAACGCCGTCCCAACTCAGAATTCAAAACGAAAAGACATCGTTCGTTGTCCTCAGGAATGACGCACCAAGCCTCTGCATTTTCAGATAACTTCTTGTTTATGCGTTTGGCCATGTTGGTTGCGCCTTTGCGGGGATCTTCCCAACCGAATTCGCCAACCACACTCGAATCCTCATGGGGCAAAACTCCGTCGGACTTGGTCAATGATGTAATAAAGATTTTCTGGTCTTCTGTCGGCCCACTGAATGTCTTCGGTTTTCCCGACCATATATTAGCTAATTCTATTGCCGATATCCGTGGATGGTTTGTTGTTGCTGATGGTGGTTGTCCGATGCGTGCGGTAATGCTTGAACGATCACTTGTTAGTGCGTTTGAGACCGAACCATGCGCTCCGTTGCTTACTCCAGCTTGGATACATCGAGATTTCCTGAAGCTCCTTCAGCCCAATTTGATCCCGCATGACATTCTTGCCAACTTGGAGAAGAATATCCTCCTGGATCTCTGGCGCAAGCAACCGTAGATTCATGATCTGCGTGACACGAGCCCGCGTCACGTGCCCAAGTCGGGCAAGGTCAGCGAAATCTGTGACCACCCCTTTCTTGATAAGACCCTCGAAGTGAATCGCGAGTGCCATATAGCGAGCGATCCGAGGGATTCGTTCTAGAGGTTTCGTCTCTACCGAAGGGCCCTTTTTCTCAACCATTTTCTTTCGGGCACCTCGGCCCTGAGGCTTGATTGAGAACTGAAAATCGACGCTTAATGTATCGTTCATGATGCGGCTTCCGCAAGTTCTGGTTTGTTGCTTCTGGCGATCGATTTGATTCCGTCCGGGTGAAACGTGATGGTAACTCGCCCATTGGCACCGTCGTAATCGACCTGCTTGACGATTAGCTTGACGATCCGTGATTGTTCGCGAACCGTGAGCGATTCCCAAACCGGCTCAAAGCTATCGAGCGCTGTTGCTACATCGTTGGATGTCAGCGCCTGCGACTTTAGTAGGGTTAGTTTTGCGTTGACGATGGTGAGCCGATTCTCAGCAATCCGAAGATCCTCATGCCAATCTGCTAACTGTTTCAGCAGGTTCGCATCTGGGGAATTTGGTTTGATTTTGGGGGCAGCAATTCGGATGGCTTCGTTCCAATACTCGATTTCCTTGACGATCTCGTCCTGTTCGGCAACAAGGGCGTCGAGCTCGTGTTGTGTCTGTACTTCAGCTTGCTGCACGACCTCGTCGACAAGCCTCTCGTTTTCTACGACTTGGCGTATCTTTTCGACTACGAACTTCTCGATTTCCGCAGCTGGCACCGACCTCGACTCGCAGATCCGTCTGCCACGCTTCTGGGCCTTCATGCACACGTAGTATCGGTAGCGTTTGGCCCCACTCTTTGTCGTATGCGTCGGAGTCATCGAGCAATCGCAACAGGAGCATCGCAGAATTCCCTTGAGCAAGGCACCAAATTTGTTTCTTGCATCGACACCGCCAGTCCGACCGTTTCGTCGAAGCAAGGACTGGACCCTTTGCCACACATCGAGCGTGACGATCGGGTCGTGTTCACCTTCGTTGATTTCGTCTTTGTAGGCTAATTTGCCAATGTAGGTCACGTTGGTAAGGAGTCGGAACAGCGTTGCTTTGGTGAACGGCGAACCGCCTCGAAGCATGCCTTTCTTGGTATTCCATGATTTGTTGTTCCAGCCACGGTTGTCGAGTTCAGCGATGGTCGCCATGATCGATTCGCGATCCAAGTATAGATCGTAGATCGCCCTGACTCTATTGGCCTCGACCTCGTTGATTCGAAGCTTGCCACCTTGCGGCTCGATGTCGTATCCAAGCAGAGGCATCCCCCCGGACCATTTTCCCTTTCGCCGAGCGGCAGCGATCTTGTCGCGGGTACGCTCTGATATGATCTCGCGTTCAAACTGGGCGAACGACAAGAGCACGTTGAGCATCAGCCGGCCCATCGAGTTGGTCGTGTTGAATTGCTGAGTTACGCTTACGAATGCAACTTGATGACGTTCGAAGACTTCGAGCATGCGAGCGAAGTCCATCAGCGAACGGCTCAGTCGATCGACTTTGTAGACGACCACGCAGTTGACCTTCCCAGCTTCGATGTCCGCCAGTAGTTGCTTTAGAGCCGGACGATCCATGTTGCCACCGGTGAACCCACCGTCGTCATAGTGATCGGGCAGGCAGTTCCAGCCCTCTTGCGTTTGGCTTTTGATGTAGGCTTCGGCGCATTCGCGTTGAGCATCGAGGGAATTGAACTCTTTGTCTAGCCCCTCGTCTGTGGACTTCCGGGTGTAGATCGCACAGTTCAGCCTGCGATTGTTGTTGAGTTTGTTCATTGCTCCCTACTTTTCTTGCTAAGTTTGAAGAAGTGATACCCATTGCAGTGCTGCCCTGTGATCTTTTTGGCCACAGCGCTGAGCGTCTTGTAGATTGCTCCGTCGTATTCGAAGCCGGTTTCCAGGACCAGAACTAGAATCTTTTGGCCCTTGTAGACCCGCTCGATGACTGATCTTGGGGGAGGTAGACGGCTGTCTTCTCCCGGCTCGACGAATCCGGTCACCGTGTCAGCCACAGGGTTTGTCACCGGTTTGGTAGCCTTGGGGGCCGTCGTTCGGATGTCGGTGCCGCGTGCGAGTTCGGCCGCCCGACTTCTAGCACGCTCGGAAATGTCACCCTCGATATTGGCTTGCATCTTCCAAGCGATGCGTTTGACGAGCCACTGTTTGTTGCGCGTGTTGGTCGGCTCGCCCCACGTCTCTTCGAACCTCTCTCGCAGCTGCCCAACCGTCATGCGTTGGAGCAGCGCGACCTCTTTGTCGATGTCTAGTTGCATTGATTTCTCCTTAGAAAGCGGACTCACTGGTCGTTAACCACGTTGGTCATAGAGAGCACGCTTTCTGGAGAAAGCTCAAGGCAAGCTGGTGGTGATTTGTAGGGATCGTTGGCAATTTCTGGATCGCGGATCGCCAAACGCGATTTCATTCGAACGATACCGGCCGCAAGAATCGCAGCGATTTCCGATTGCCGAGCTTGGGCAGACAAAGAAGAAGGGGGAACAGTCGAGAGCACCTCGCACCTCCATGGACTTGGCCGCTATTGTGGGCGGCTTGTCAACAGACATTCGCAGCCACAGCGGCCGCTTCTATCTGTAGGAATACCCGGTGCGAGTTCGAATTGACGGTTTAGGGTGCGAAAGAGACTAGCAGTTGACCGTGTACTAGACTACCGCAAGAAAATTTTGTTGCGTTTTGCTTCCGCGTGCCCTTTAATACCTCCTGCGGGTAAGAGTCAAGCAAGTCGGGAGGCGGAGTTCGATGAAAAAACGTGATCGACGAAAGCGACAAACTATTACGGCAAAAGCAGCCTCCAAGCTTGCGTCTACTGAAACAAGCAAAGAATTAGTGAGACCGTTACGGCTATATGCCATCTGGACGTTGAGTGCGCTTTGTGCGTTAGTCGTCACTGTTCTAGGTATTTGGAGTCTCTCTGCTCCGTCGCAAACGGCGATTAAAACTGCGAATCCTAGATTGCGAGCCACGCAGCCAAAGGATCCTGTTCTTCCAACCTTCGCTGACTTGACCATGATGACCGAAGAGGAGTTGAGCAAGCAGGACATTGCTTTACTGAATCTACGAGCTACTGATGGATTGCCTGGCACAGAGAATGTGAACGTTGCACAACTGCTGGCTCAGTTAGATGGCTGGGCGAAGAAGGTCAGGATAGACACCGATCGCAACCTCTACCAGTTCTTACAAAAGCCGAACGAATTCAACAACTCGGAAGCTTACTTCCGGATGTTGATATTGGTCACAGTTTTGCAACAAGACTTCGGCGTTCATTACAACTTGGAGCGAGTCAAAGATATTGACTTCACAAAGAGCCAAGATCTTTTCCTTCACGGTATCGTTGGCAGTTCAAACGGTGGTACTTGTGTCTCGATGCCAGTCCTGTACACGGCGGTCGCTCGACGACTCGGTTATCCCGTCTACTTGGTGAACGCGAAGGAGCATCTATTTTGCCGATGGGATAAATCTGGCGAACGCGTGAATGTCGAAGGCACCAATCGAGGATTGAATAGTTTCGCCGATGATCACTACATGAGCTGGCCGCATCCGATCGCTCAACACGAAGTAGATGCCGGACTTTATCTGAAATCACTTTCGAACGCCGAGTCCTTTGCGGCTTTTCTTGCCGCACGGGGCCATTGCTTGGAAGACAGCGGCAATCGTTCCGACGCTGCTGTAAGTTATTCGCTTGCTGTGAAGCACTATCCACATCCGATGTATCGCGGTTTTCTTTCACGACTCGTTCGTCCCAAGACCATCGATGACTTTCCAGAGCTACTTGCGCAGCAAGAACGATTGCGTCAAAAGCGCGATCTGCAATTCAATCAACTTGGACCACCAACTTCAAATCCGACTGCGTCATTTGGGTTTGGTAATCCAGTGACGCAAGGGAATCTAAACTACGATACCTTCAACCACGTTACACCGCCAAACTTTTCTAACAATCCCAATGGAGCTTCAGGAAGATGAATCATCGACGAATTCTAATCGCATTGTTTGCATGCCAAATGGCAATCCAGTTCGCGAGCTCTGCTCTAGCAATGTACGACCCAGGACTGGGGCGATTTTGTTCGCGGGATCCAGCGGGCTATACGCCAATTGCACACAATCTTCACGAATATGTAGCTTCCAATCCCGTCTATTACGTCGACCCGTTAGGGCTTGAACGGCGGCTACCCGAGCCAAACAAAGTACCAAAACTTGACCCCAAAGATCCACCCAAATTACCTCCGTTCGGCCCTAAGTTTCCAGAGCCATTAGATCCAAAGGAGCCATTCAAACCTCGAGGTGATGCTGGACCTCGTACGTCCGGTTTTCTCATTATTACGTGCAATTGTCCCAAGCCTGACTCATACTACATTCCGATTGTCAGTGGAGGAGACAACTCGTACCCTGGTTATCCGCCATACGATAAGAATGACCAGATAGGTCAACATGCTGAAGGGCAATGTCGAGCTATTCGCGACCATTATAAGGCATCCGACAAATTCAAGGACTGTAGCTTTTCTTGCTACATAAACAACATTCCATGCAAAGATGGGTGCGAAAAAATTGATGACATACCGATTTATCATCCAGGTCCGAAGGACCCAACTGATCCCTACAACAATCCGAAGGATCCACCCGGCCCGACTGTCCCTCATTGCACAAAAACTCCAGACGGTTGGGTGTGCCAAAATCCTTCCGTGAGGTGATGTTCGATGCTGATTGACTTGGATGACACGATTTGGTCGGAATTGCGACATGCCTATGGCAATGCCTCATCGATACCCCAAACTCTTCGTGAGATGTACTCGGGCGACGATGTGG